TCCGCTGTTTTGCAAATGCTGCGTTTTGCTTCTTCGCTTCCGGTGACGGTTCCGGCTTACGCTCAACAACTTCGTATTCGTCCTCACCTTCTTCGGCTTCTGAATCCTCGCCCGCCACAGGCTCCGATTCTTCCACTTCTTCCGTATCGGTTGTGGCTTCCTCTACGGCTTCCGGTTCGTTTTCGTACTCGTCATCTTGCATCACGTCGTTTGTGCTCATGCGAACTCCTGCATGGTAGGGTAGATAATCGCGCTATTAAAGCCAGCGGAGGCCATAACGATATTCTATAAGAATTGGGTTTCTTATAGCAAACACCTTATTGCATTGCGCCGTATTGCTGTGTTAGCCGGTCGGCTGCATTGCCTTTAATTTGCTGCTCTTTCTCCACAAGTTCAAGAACCTTGTTCAGTCGGTCAAGGTCTACCTGCTGGAGTCGTGACAGAATCTCAGCCGTCTGCGCTTGCTTATACTCAGCATCAGCAACAGACTTGGCCGCATCAAACTGGGCTGAATTGAGCTTGGTTTGTGCCGTCATTACATCAGCTTGGGCTTTCATCACTTCAGCCTGACCAATCATCTGGTCAGCGGATGGTGGCTGTTGTGCAGCAGCCTGCTGAAGCTGAGCCAAGAACATCTGCTCTTCTTCTGTCTTCGGCTTGCGAATACCAGCCTTCAGCGCTTCTGCCTTCAGGTACTCTTCAAAGTCCTGTCCGCCCGGTACGTCCAGCATGGTCATATATTGCAGGTAAGCCAGTCTACCCAATGGGTCTTGAGCGCCAAGTGCTTGTGCGGTCTCCAGTAGTGTCGCCTTTGCTGCGTCCTTCTGGTCTTGGAACGCTGGGCCAATGTCTGTGTACACTTCAAAGGAAATGTCAGCGATTTCGTTCTTGATATGCGGGCGCCCGGTGCTGTCATATCCCGGCTCATTGATAGTAACCAGCTCGGTCACATCATCTTCACCCATAGACGGGACTTCCATCTCATCCACATAAATCTCAGCAGCGATAGACTGATAAATCTCACCGTCGCGGCGCATCGCCGTGGCAAGATTGTGTTGATACACGAACGTCTGCATCTGGTTCTGACTGTTAGCCAGTCGAAGCCGACCCTCTGTCACACCATCACTCAGGGCGTTTTCACCAACTACCGGAGTTACAGTAACGTCCTGAACCGCCTTTTCAGTCAGTTGTAGGAATGTTGCTTCAGCCCCGGTGATTTGCGGGCCTTCCATGTACTGAATTGTTCGGTCGATAGGCTGGCCTTGCTCATCACGGGCATTCATTAGGTAATAGGCGTAATCACCATCTGACGTGTACATGTACTCATGGCCGCGTATTTGCTCATCAGTGAACACAGGCTTGCGTCTCGGACTTCTACCCATTTGGTCAGCAACAAACGACATACCCATATTGTGAAGGCGTTGCGGGTCTTAGCGCGGCGAACCATACCCTCCCAGTACTCTTGTCCCTCAATGTAACGCCACTCACCGAATACCGGAATGATAGGGATGTGCTCACCAGCAACGCGGACGGGGCCATCAATAACACCGTCGCCATCAACGATATATTTATTGACTTCACGAACCTTGACCTCTTTGCGGGCTGTTACGTCGTAACCCATATCTGCCAGCGCCGCTACCTCATCACCCTTGTTACGTGGGACGGTGATGGTTTCATAGCCATTCGACATGACTAAGACTTTCTTTTTCTTGGTCTTTACTTCGTAGTGCTCAGCAACCCAGACATAATCGCCACCAGAGAAAGCAAACACACCAGAGTTGGCAGGAGAGGCCGCACTTGCTCCTGTGTGGTGGTCGCACCCGTATTCCTCGCATAGCTCTTTGTGAGAGTCTTTTGTGTAGCGAGTAAGAATGCCGCCCCACTTGGCGTCTGACTTGTCTCTACGGGTCGCGGCAGGGTCAAAGTAAACCGTGTTGTTAGCTTCATGGATTGGCTTTCGGACAATGCGCTGCGTCGTTACATCGTTTTCACCGTGGTCCTCGTACTCAGTGCAGATACGCCACGCACCAAAGCCAACAGACACCTGAGAGTCAATGGCAATATCAAGAGCTTCCTTAGCCATGTTCGTGCGCATACTGGCTCGATACATGCCCTGTAGCGTCTCTGCAGCCTCTTTGTTGGACTCATCCCCGCCAACAGCCCGATACTTGACGCTGATAGGGTTTGCCAGCATCTCAGACTTAACCCGACGAATCTGCCGACTAATGATGTCGAATTGACCCCGATACTCATTATCTGAGTAATCCTCTAGGTCTTCGTCCCATTGATTGAAGTGAGCAAAAATCCAGTCATCTGCAGCGCGGTCTCTTGGCTCCCGCGTAAAATCAAAAGCCTTGTCAATCTTCTCTTTGATATCTACCGCGTCATCATACATTGTCAGCGTGTCCTGTATCGTTTTACCTGTGGCGGCGCTACCGTTTGTGATTGCCGCTTAAGTGCTACATGCCTAATACACATCATAACACTATCAGTCAAGTTAGGCGATTTAACCTTAAACTTGCTGCGCATCTCCTGTTTTGTGTACAGCTCGAACAGCCCAGAGCTATTCGGCTTAATCGGCATACGGCACATTTCAGACCTGAGTTTTGACAGGTGCTTAATCTCAGAGCTAAAACTGATCAGTTCTTCAGGGTCGCACAACTCACCAAACACCACGGCTCGGTATGTCCTGTAAACCCTGTCTCTGAGTTCTGCGTAATACTGCGCCCGCTTGTTCCTGAATACCTGTTTGTTGGTCTTGCTGTCCTTATGTGTGATTTCGCTTGCTAGTGTCGGTTGATAGATTGCATCAGGAAAATCAGGGGACTCAGCGCCATTGAACTGAGACACAACCACCTGTTTCCCGTCAAAGTCCTTTGTGATATCCCTGCGCAACCCAAGGCCAAGGCCGCCCACATCCCACTCGAACGCATCAACACCAAGTTGCAGGGCCAGCCCGGTTGCCCAGTCTGCGCCCTCATTCACATCTAGGTCGTCACGCTCTTCTACAGCAAGGAAAACATTGCCATGCCGATACGCGAACGCCTTAGGGTCATCACCCAAGTCTGACGGGTCGTGTGCTGCTTTCCGGATGCCTCTAGGCTCAAATCCGCCCAACTTCTTGTGAGCATCAATACAGGCGTCAAACCATTCGGCCATGATGAGGCCGTTCGGTACTGAGTCATTAAATTCGCCTTCCCAGATATGGTCGTATAGTGCGCGGGGCAGGTGCTCTAAGTCCCATAATCGTTCTTGATTAAGTTCTTCAGGGAACCACGGGTTGTCCTTCCAATTCACGCGGACAATCGTATGTAGTTCGTCCTGATAGAATCCGTCGCGGTCTAGCGCGTCTTTGAATGGCGTTATAAATCGCTTACTGAACGGGTCTTCTGAGCTACCCGGGTTTGCAGTGAAAACAATCTGGCCGCCTTCCTTCCGCATTGTAGGGGTAAGCAGCTTCAGGCTGTTTTCTGTGCTGGCTTGCGCCTCTTCCACCCAAAACAGACCAGACCCATCCATCGACTTAATCGAATCAGGGTTTCGTGCCAGCCCTCTGAATTTCGCCTCACCTCCGGACGCTGACCGGATAGCGTTATTGATAAACGTGAACCCAGAAAGGCCAATACGCCTTACTTGGTTTTCTATGATGGAGTAAACGGAGTCTTCAATGCTGTTCTGAAATTCGCGGAAGCAACCGACCTTTACGCCTTGGTCGGCCATCTTGATTCCAGAGACTTGCGCCCACCCCTGAGACTTACCAGAACCACGGCCACCGATAATGACAATGAAGCGACTATCAGCAGTCAGCGCCGGAAGCATTGCCTCTGGAATCGTAGCCTTGTGCGGTTCGTCCGTGTCTACCCATTCGCCATTCTGATACTTGACGGCCTTGACGAACCCGGGGCCGTTATCAGGCGGACGGTAAACACCGATAGGCGTAGACTCGCCACTACCACTATTGGCAGCTACACGGCTCTCTAGCTCATCAAGGCGCTTAGATAGGGTCAATCCCCTTTCTCCAGTAGTTGCTCAAGCCGTTCAAGGCGCTCTTTGATTTCCGTCACCTCTTCAACCTTGGCAACGTTCGCCAATGCCTGAATTAGGCCGATACCAATGTCAGGCGGAATGGTTGCATCTGAGATACCTGCCTCGATAGCTTGGGCTTTCTCCAGTAGCGTCCCATCTGCCGGGTAATCAAATTCGATAACCGGGGCAACTTGCTTTGGTATCGGATGCAGGCGCTTCATCATTTCGGTGAATGCAACAGGCTGTAATTTAGCTACCGCCTCATCTTCGGATATACCAAGCGCAGCCATTACCAACAGGTCGTAGAATTCTTTTTCAGACCGCCCCTGACGCTCCAGAGCCTCAATTATCAGCAGGCGCTTATCACGGCCTCTCGGGCTGCGCTCTTTCGGCTGGTTCACAGAATCAAACTTCGCCATTCCGTCTTTTCCCCGTTTTTCTGTCAATTTGCAGCCTAAAAAAGAGCCTTTCGGCTCATTCGTCGTTTAACTGCTTTCGTAGCAATTCCATCTTCAGTTTGTGGCGCTCATTCCGCTGGCCTCTTTCCTCAAGAAACTTGACCAACATGATAATAAAACCGCCAATACTGACGCACACACCGACAAACTCTGTCGGATTATTTGCGGCGAACGTCCACACCGTTCCTAGAATCAGCATCACTGGCCCGGTCTGCCATCTTTCGTCTATGCTCATTTTCCGCCCTCAGCGCCATCATGATGGAGTGCCCGACCAACCCCACGGCGAACAGAATGAACAGTGAGCTTAATATCTCCATATAGACTCTTGCACCCGTCCAGTGATGATAGTGCGATTAACTCTATCACTGACATGGCTACAAGAACATGACCCTGCACGACACTTGTTGTCACAACGTAAGAAGCTGTAACAGCCAGAGCGGACAGGTAAAGCCACATCAGAACTCGGGAGAGAGGGGTTTTGTTTATGGAGTATTCAGCAAGAGCGATGACAAACAGGGTGAAGTTGATAGCCAGAAGAGCGGTGATTGTTGCCTCATAACTCTGAAGATCAGGAGCAAAGCCAGCAACAGCAAACCCCACCGAAGCGGACGCGGCAAGGTTCTTTCCAGTCTTCAGGAAGATAGCTAGACAGACAGCGCAGAATATGAAGCTCATGACAGAATCTTTGGCTTTTTGGTAATGGTACGGTCAAAGCCTACAGCAACCTTCTGGGCCTTCTTAACCGGCTTCTTGCCTGACTTGTTAGTCTTCGCACGCTGTCCGCGTTGTGGTGTCTTAGTCTTAGCCATTGAATTTCCCCTTTGCCATGCTGTACAGACTGTCGATTGCTGTCAGAACCTGCTGACGATTGTCCAGATATGCTTTAAACGCTTCATCATCAGCAGCGCCCGGCGTTGACTCCACATAAGCCTGAACCTTCTTCTCAGCCCGACTGATTGCAAGATGGAGCATATTGTAAAGCAGAGCCCAGAATACTTTCGCGACCACAGGCCCGAGGACGCTAAGCGCAATCTTTGCCGCTGGTGCGGTTGCAGATGACAGAATCTTATTGAGCATAACGCCTCCTGTTTTCTTCAGTCTATCACGTTCATTTGTCCAGGCAATAGCGGTCGCCTACAACAACTATTCCCCTTGAAATGCCAGGGGCTACCCGAATGAACCCTTTTCTTTCAAGAGCCTCAACATGATTCTGAGCGGCATTTGGATGAAAGCCAAACCCTGACGCTATCTCTGCCCGGCTTGGAGAAAACCCATTCTTATCAATGTAGCTGCATATCCATGCAAAAACATCTTTTTGTCTACTGGTCAGCTCCATACCTACCTCCCCTCTGAGAACAAAACCTTGTACCCGATAACGCTAGGAACAAGAATGATTAACGGAATCAGCGAAGCGTGAAACCCGAAGGACTGCGAAATTAGGTATGCAAACCCTACGGACACCAGAATCATCACTAATGCCTTGCCGATAAATCCCATCACAACCCCACCTCCTTCCGTGCTCCTCTCATCGCCCCGCGCATATCATGGACGTACATCACGTCGTCATAGCCATCCAGCGTCCTGAGTAGCCGTGTAAGCGCTTCTTTGACTTTCGGACTATCAGCGTGCGCAAACGCCTCACCCAGCGGACACACGCTCGCATATTGCGGCACAGGCTCATGCTCCTTTGCATCGTACTTCACCGCGCATCCGGCTGTTATCAAATCAGCGTGATTCATGTTCACCCCCAGATAAACACATCAGCAACGATAAACGCACCAGCCAGACTAACCAGCGCGTAGCAGATTGCTACAGTCATATTCAATCCTCCATCCCGTCCGCAAACTTGCAGCACGCTTGCCAAGCATCCCACATGTCCTGAATATCCAAGTCTTCGTAGACTCCGGACTCGGTCAGCTTCAGGAACTCTTCTACATGCCTGTCATCCATCCGCTTGTACTTGTCTCGGATGAAATCCTCAAACGCTTCTCGGCTTGTTTTTACTCTCATTCCCCCCCTCCGCTTTGGTGATTGCCTTCTCAGCTTCTTCACAGAGCGACGGGAAGCCAGACTGAACAGAGCTGTTGTTTACAAACTCCTTCAACGCCTCCAGCAACTCATCGCGCTGAAGCTCCGCCTTTCTAAGAGCTTCCATGTAAGTCCCCTTGTCAACCATTTCGCCGTCTTCAAATCGAAGCACCCTTGGCTCTGATCCGTTAACGCTTGGCTCGATAATCGTCAAAGTCTCGTCTTTCATCTCACTTCCTCCAACTTTACGCATTCCCAGCCCGGCAGCTTTCTCAGCTCCTGACGGGCCTTGTCTTTTGATTCTGCTTTCACGGTAGCGGACTGTGTGCGTCCGCCTGTGTAGTAGAGTGTTGCGTGGTAGGTCATGCTTTCACCCAAAAGCGCCAGAATATGTGGCGATACGGAACCACACCAAACATGATGTCATGTCTGTATCCGCAATCAGAGTATACGAACTTCCAGACGTGAATATCTTTCATACCGCTCTCCTTTATGCCCGGCGTACCTGGCGGTGGGTGTTTACAGCTCTACAATGTTTTCATACTGAAACACATCCGCACCAGAATCAGTCCACCTAACCTCATACAGGAAATTATCAGTTTCAATAAGTGTAGATGAGTTTGATTCTTTGTCATGTTTCATTTTCACATTAGTCATCATCTTGAAATCAAACATCTTTCTCTCCCTTAGCGTTCCCGCTGTCTCGTTGGTATGTGTTAAGAATACGACCTGACCGGCTTAGTGTGAAATACCGTTTTGGAATATCAACGTAGGTTTTTATTCTATTTTTGATATAACCGATTCAAGATACTTGTATGCTGCTGCCGCCACGATTGGAACCTGCCCATTTCCAATGGTTTTAAGTCTGTCCACCCTATTGACCATCCCATCAGCCACTCTGTCCACTCCGGGTTTATCTTTCCCCCAGCGTGCGTTGCTAGAGTTGGTGTATTCCTGGTGTATTCCGCTGGATAAGCACCCTCCTTTGCGTTGTGTGCCGTTGGCGTAGGCAAGTATCCATACCCTCTCTCGTATGTGCTCAGCTCCGAATCCTGCTGCGCCAATAGTTGTCCATGCACAGTCATACCCGATCTCGGCAAGGTCTTGAATGACAACGTTAAGCCCTCTCCTTGTGAGCCAGGATGAGTTTTCTGAAAAAGCTCTAGCTGGCCTGACTTCATCAATGATTCTGAGGTTTTCTTTCCATAACCCTGATTTTTTTCCGGCAATTCCTTTTGCCTCACCTCCGTTGTTTGTTCTGGCGGGGCTGATGTCTTGGCACGGAAACCCTCCAGATATGACATCAATAATTCCTCGCCACGGCTTTCCGTCAAAACTGCACACGTCAGACCAAATCGGGAAAGGCGGGAGCAATCCATCGTTCTGTCGTTGCGCCAGAACTTGTGCTGCGTAGGCTTCACGCTCAACTGCGCACACTGTTCGCCATCCGAGCAATTCACTTGCGAGCAATCCTCCACCAGCGCCCGCGAAAAGAGCCAACTCATTCATACATTCTCCGTAATGATTGTTTAAGCACAGGATAACAGGCCGGCTCATGTGAGTGAAATACCGATTATTAATAAGAAAAGGTGTTTTGATAGCGAAAAGCGTAAGGAGGAAAACCCCGACGATTTGAGCATATTCAGAGGCTTGCGGGGTGTATTAAAAACCCCTCAGTACCGCTACAGCGTTGCGCGCTTGCTGTAGGGCAATCGGGGCCGTGTTGCACGCATATGTAAGACCGCGCTTTTTTGTGCGTTGGCGCGGAATATCACCGGCAGCTAGGAACCCCCGGCCCGTGGTGATTCTTTATTGTATCAGGTGCCAATAATACGCCGCAAAGCCTCCTTAAGAAACGCATTCTCCTTTAGATAACGCACCTTTTCAGCCTCTCGCTCTTTTAATTCTGCTTCGAGCTTTCCAATTCGCGCCTCAAGCATTACCTGTATATCTTCATGATTAGCCACTACTTCATTTTCATTCATTCTCTCAACTCCTTCAGCTTCTGTTTGTAATTCGATTAACCTTCACCAGCACATTGCCCGGCGGCGTCTTTTCGCCCTTTTCAATCAGCAACCTGACCACCTGCTCATCATCGCTCCAGAACCCGCAGTGAGTCAGAGCGTCAAACAGGCTCTTTGTGAAGTTGTCTATGTCGTACCTGCGCAGAGAAGGCGGATTCAGAACCAGAGACACCGATAGCGGCTCCTGTATCGACTCCTGAGTCAGCTTTAGCGCCTCCATAGCCTGAGCCACTGCCTTGCGATATTCACGGCCTCTCTTGGTCAGAATCTTCCGACCTTTAAACACTCGCGTCCACACATTGACCGACGGCGGCCACGGCAGCGTAAATTCATAATCGCTCATTTATTCCAGTCCTCGATAGCATCAACCACGTCATCAGGTGCGAAGTCGCCTGTTTCAAGGTTGTACAGCTCATGGCAGCTAATCCACGCTTGAGACTCGTTACCTTGACGTATTCCGCCCATGGTTTTCTCATTGTCGCACGCTACGCAGACCGGCAGGCAGAACCAGTGACCGACTAATACCTTGTTGTGCTTGAACGTCGCGCCTCTGGCATGGTCTACAATGCCCGGACCTGGACTCCCGCACCACACGCAGTCCTGAAATTTCAACCAGCCCTGAAACCGCTTTTCGTCGGCATTCGGGCCACGGGTGTTCTTTGTTGGTTTTCTTTGCATACACACCTCAAAAGAAGCTGATCAGCTCCTGTTACGTTACTATCCCATTGCGCGGCTGCTGAGACTTCTGCCAACTAAGCTCAGAGCGCCACGCTTCAAACTTCCATTCCCACTGCTTTAGATTCCAGCGGCATTTTTCCTCTACTGCCACAGCATCCCGTAAACCCTCAAGAACCTGGATGTACTCCGGGTGCCTTCGGGCGTACTCGTCACGGCTTGCAGCTGTCTTGTACTTGTCGGGGTCTTCTGTTTCCGCCTGCGCAGCCAACATAGCCAGCTTTGATTGGCGGAAGTGCTCAAGGTACGTCCGCTTGCTCTTTGCGTCGCTGTAGGCGTCAACTAGCCGTTCAAGCTGGTTCAGCCATTCGTACTGTTCATTCATATACGCCGCCCGGCTGCTTTTGCATGTTGAGTTTCACGACATAGACTCTATAAAATCATCAATCGCATCCGGTGAGAATGGCCCTTCAAACTCATATCTAACGGCGTGCGCAACATAATCAAGCGTATTGCGCCTTAACTCCCGCTTAACCGCCTCTAGCGACTGAGCCGGGGTTTCTTTTAGTGCTGACTCTAGCGCATACCACTCATCCATCCCCATTCTATTCATTAGCAGTGCGTTTGCAGCACCCCGCAGCCGCTCCACCTGTGCAGCCAGTTCGTTGCGTTCTCTGAGTAGTTCGTCGTAGTCAGAAGACTGGACGTATGTGCCGGATACATCTTCATCGGCGTTGACGCTGTACAAATCAACCGGGCCTTATCGGTTTCAACCTGAAAGCCTAGTCCAAACCGTAATTTTTTTATCTCTTCCATACCCTATCCTCTCTGTAATAACACACGCCAGCACGGGACATAGCCCGTGTGTGCGGCGTTATACGCACTCGTATTGCCCGCGTGGCAAAACAGAAAGCATCACCATTGTGTAATCCTCACCGATCCAGCCCGGGTCTATCGTTGCCTCCGCTTCGCTATCAACCAAAACCCAAGGGTGATCCGCTCCCTCTTTGACTAATTCGGGCTTCATTGCAATATATTTACCACTGTCTTTGTGCCTCATCTTCATCGGTGCCTCTCTTTCGTATAACAATTCACTGTTTCAGACCTCGCTGCGCTTCGGCAGCAAAGCTCTGGGTTATACGCTCTCAACGTAATTATCCCGAAAGAACTTTTCAGCAACTAACCATTGATCGGCATGGTTGCTAGGGTTAATTGCAATCATGTCCCCCGGCTTTGGGCTGCCGTTTTGTTTATCCGCATCCGAAACAGAGACTCCTCCCATATCAAAACCTGGAAACCAAGGGAACATAGGCTGCTCTTGTTTTTTTCGGTACTTCTTAATTTCAATACTCATAATCTGTCACCTGTAGTTAGTCGGCGTATAACAACGCCATTAAAAATCGGACAGCGTTCGCTGCGCTCTCTTGCCGCTTATGGCAAGGTTATACCGCATTCATTACTACGCTCGCAATCTCATAGTATTTATGCCAAAAGGAATCTTCCCATTCGCCAGATTCTTTTAGCAGTACTTCAGTCCAGCCTTCCGGCGGCAGACTCGTAAAATCAACATGATTTTCGATTGCATCTTTGATCAGCGAAATATCGTCTGTTCCGCCGCCACTGGATAAATCAAGACTCCCAATAAAGCCCGTAATGCTCAAGGAATACTCGCCAATAGATGGGTCGCAATCACTCTCTGTCTGTATGAGCGCCTGTACATAATTGACGCTTCTGTCTTCCAATCGCTGCTTTTCAATTTCCATTTCCATTTCAAATCCTCAGTAATGGCATAACAAAGCGTTTAATCGGTGACGTTCGCAGGTTCTCGCCCATTAACGCCGGGTTATTCTCCAATCATACCAACCAGCCAGAATCCCGCTAATTGGTTCTTCCTACCGATTTTCTACACCTGATTAGTAATACCTATCAAAGAATCCCCAGCGGTTCCGGTTGCCGCGATGGCGTAGGCGCTGAATGTTTACAATCCGCATTGCCTTGTGCCAGTGACCAAGACACCGCGCTTGCCGTTCTGTTGTATCGTAGTAAGCCCAGTCTCGGAACCTACGCCCAGCGACGAAACAGCACTGTCCGGACGCCATCAGCTCGTGCTTTCTGGTTATCCAGTGGTGCGGGTTGTCGCCTGTCATTAGCTGGTGCGGTTTCATTCAACACCCTCAACCTCAGTCCTTTCGATATACATTGAAAGATTGGAATTAACCCTGTTTAGAAAACTAGCTATAGCCTCCAGCTCTCTCGGGTCTCTCAGTGTCGCAGCTATACCCATCAGATAATCTGACATCTGTGAGACCTCTCTATCCCTGAAGTTGCATCCGCCGAAGGTGTCGCCATCGTAAACGCTCTGAAACTCGTGAATCATCTCCAGAATATTCTGTATAGACTCATCGCTTACTGAGTATCGAACTGTCTTCACTGAATCATTAACAGTCAGTTCAGCGCCTTTCTCTCTTTTGAATAGCTTTAACATATCGTCCTCTCAATCTTGATAGTCGTATGCGGATTGCAGGTTATCAAAACGGCTAGAACGCAGGTTTGCTGACACCCGGACAGTTCCTGATTCCCCGTTACGGTTTGCGCTTGTAATCAGTTCGGCAACACCTTTATCTGGTGAATCTTCATGGTAAACACTGTCCTGATAACCAAACGTGATAGTGTCAGCGTCCTCTTCAATGCGTCCAGAGCCGCGCAGGTCGCTTGTCACGGGCCGTTTATCTGGTCGTTGCTCCAATCCCCTGTTTAACTGACAAAGAAGGATTACAGCAATATTCAGCTCGCCTGCTAGGTTTTTCAGGCGCGTGGTAATATCCCCAATTTCTTCAACGGCGTTACCTTTACCCGGGAGGCTAATCAGGCCCAAGTGGTCAACCACCAGCAGCCCTTCACCTTTGTCTCTGTATCGCTCCTGCTTTCGCAGCCATGTGCGGGCACGGTTTACAATCTCAGATACTCGCACACCCGGGCAAAAATCAATCTGTATTGGCAGGGCTTTAAATATCTTAGTACCGGCTGACAGCTTTCCGTATTGCTCATCGGCCCCGGGGTGGTTGTCGAGTTGCTTAAAAAAAGCTCTATCCATGCGCCCAAGACTAGCAATGTGTCGCTTTGCCATCTCCTTTGCTGGCATTTCCAAAGTTGCATTATAGCCCGGGATGCCTTTCAGAGCGTTTGCCTCTAGGAACATCTGAGCCAGCGAACTTTTGCCCATCTTCGGGCGCCCGGCGATTACATGAAGCCGCCCGGGTTCTGGATACCATAGGCGGTCAAGGTCAGTCAGGCCGCTGGTGTAAATCTGTGTTACTTCTCCGCTCGCTAGCTCATCAATGACAGCTTTTGCCGCCTCAGCAGACGACAGACTGTTGTTTTTCTTCCCGCCTGATGAAATCCGCGCAACCTCCTGCGCTATGTAGTCCTCTATCTCAGAAGGCGCTGTACGTTCGTCAGCCAGCTCTGAGACATTCAGGCCCATCGTTTTAAACTGACGCGACCGGCTGCGCTCCGTGATGATTTTCGCGTAGGCCTTAGCGTTATCAATCGAAAGCGCAACGTCAGTCAGGTGCGACACATACGCAGCACCACCAACATTTTCAATTTCCCGCGTTTCTTCCAGACGCTCGACTACGGTAATCATATCTACAGACTGACCGTTATCAGCAAGTGCAAAGATTGATTCAGCAATGGCCTGATGCTCAGGTTTGAAGAAATCACCCGGGGCTATTCCTGTCTCCAGTATCTGGTCATAAACCGTTTCTTCCAGCATCAGCGCACCCAGTACGCTCTGCTCTGCTTCCAGTGAGTAAAGCATTATTCCTTCTCCATCATCTTTCTGATACGGTCTGACGCCGCTTTTCGTTGCTCTGATGTTAGCTCAGACGCCAAACCAGTCATCTGTTTGGTGTGTATAGATTTGTCAACGCCTTGGTTCTCTGGGTAGTCAGGGCGCTTAGGTTTACCCATGTTCGGAAGCTCATCATTCCAGCTTTCGTTGTTCAGGTAGGTTTCCGGGTTCTTCCGGTACTGAACATCAGGAGTGTTGCGGATGTAGTTCGGCAGGTGTTCCATGATTGACGCCCGGTCTTTGTTGCTTAGGCGCTTCCACTTGGCCTCTGATTTCTTCCGGCCCACTTTTTTGTTGTACAGGTTCCAGAAGTCGTCAAACGGTACGTTTAGCGGTTTATCAGCCTTTGGCGGTTGTTCAACTGTCAAGGACTCCTTGACGGTTGGAACTGGTAAGCCAGCGTTACAGGTTGGTTCTTTGCCTGTGCCGTTGCAGTGGTGGCAGTGATGTATCTCTCTGCGCTGTGTTGATAGGTTCATCTGACTGATAAAAGCACTACCACCACAAACAGAACACGCGGAGCCGGTAGGCGACATAGAAGTGACTGGTTCACTGGAAGGTTCAAAAGAGTTACTGGTTCTGGGTGACTCTGTGGTACTAGGGGCTGGTGACTCTGTGGTACTAGGGTGGGCATTCTGTAACCCTAGGTACGCAACGCCACCAGCTATATCAACGCGGTAGACGTTTGATTTATTGCCGCGCTCGTCGTCTTTTCGGTACTGCTTGGTAAGGAATTTATTATCTTCCAGCCACTGAACATGGCGGATAACCGTCTTTCGGTCTACTTCGCAGTGGTCAGCAACATGGCGGTAAGAAGGCCAGCAAATTCCTTCATCGTTTGCATTGTCTGCCAGTTTGATAAGAACTAACTTGCGGGTCGGGTTGCCTATCTTAGCTTTCATAGCGGCAACCATGAGTAGCATGCTCATTGGTATGTGTCCTTTAGATTGTGCGCCCTTTGAAATGATATGCGGCACGCCCAAGGACGGAAGGCTTCAGGGACAGACTGGCCGGTCTGATGTATACCCCTAGCCGCACATTGATTATACCACGCCAGCTACGGCGGGCAATGGGTTAGTGATCGGAAAACAGAATCACTATAGCCAGAATAGCAGCAGGATAAGCCAGTGATTGCATACCGCTATGAGAGGCGGCAACGGCAGCACCCGCAAGGAATCCAGCTACAGCGTTTCTTGTCATTTGCTCTTCTTCCCCTTCTCCAGTTCAGCAATCACACGCTTTGCTTCTTCGATGTCCTTCTGGTTGTCGGTGTCTATGTAGATTGCGATTTTCATTTAACTTCCTTCTTATTGTGTACCCAGCGTTTAACGCCGTTACGGTCGATATACCAGCGGCGTACTAGGCCGCTTTCGATGTCCAGAGTGTAGCCGAAGCCGCCTGTAATCATTTCTAGCCCTCATTTATCCAGTTATCCCACTCCTGCCGTGTGTAGAACACTCCGCGCCATGTATGCGCCTTACAGATCGCACAGTAAAGGTGCCGGAGTTCGCCCAGACCTTGCGACAGGTCTTTAATCTGCGGATTGTTGCAGCAGTTCATTCATCCGTTCCTCTTTCTCTGCTATTGCCTGATACGTCAGTGGCACCTGCTTGAAACACTCCGCACGAACACTGGCAGGGCAGTTTCGGCAGTCGGTAAGGCCGTGCTTGTCTTTGCCCACGCTGTTGCAGTGGTCTATCAGAGCCTGATTCACTTATCCCACTCCTCCGCCATCCTCCGGGCGATTTCCATTAGTTCAATACCGGGATTGTCCCGCATATATCGGGCAACCTCGTTTAGCTCGGTTCTGCGCTCGGTAGGCACAATCGGATTTGCACGGCATAGGCCCTTTTCAGGCAGGCGCTTGCGGTAGTTCTGCGTGTTCTTTGCTGCGTTGGTCATTTGATTAGCTCCGGGTTCTGATGGATGTTGCCGATGATTTTAATTTTCCGCGCGTTCAAAAACTTCATCATTACAAATGCTTGAAGCCCCCCGTCTCCATCAAACGATTCGGCATTATTTCTAAAATACCAACCTGAATACTTATTTGACCACTCACAAGTGTGTCGGACATAGTGCTGCTCTCCGTCAAGATCAATAAAGTGCTCCGACCTAACAATATCCCCCTCGTAAATCTCAACGCCGTCACAGTCTTTCAGGCCGGTGTATTGCTCAATCACCAGAGTGTCACTGCACATATTGAATACCGTATGAATGTGAAGATGTTGAATATCTTTCCATTCGTGGAATCTCTCACTTGATTTGCTCCACGCTCTAAACTTAACCTCTCTCATCACTCACCCTCCAGCATCATGTCTGCGTAGTGCCAGCGCCATTCAGCAAAAACCCGCATTGCTTCCTTGTAATTGTGCTTCCGGCACTCCTCATTGTAGTGAATTGATGCTTTCTCGCCTTCATGGTATCGCTCGTGACCGTAGTTTCCCCTCCGATACTCCTGATAGTCGGTCAGCTCAACATCGGAAAGCACATCCTCCGGCATCAGGATGCTGCAACGGTTGTGTATTCTGTACCATTCCGGCATATCTGGCGCGTGGGCTGCGAAGTATTCACGCTTGGTTAGGCCGTCCGCCTCAGTGTGATGGCTAAAGCCCTGCCCATCTGTCAATGGAATAGGCATAGCCGGTAAGTCTTTGTTGTTCATTTTGCATTTTCCTCCAGCGCCGTAATCCCTTCATTTGTGATAACTACGCTTCCATTCATAAACTTAACAAGCCCTTTACTTGATAGCTTTTCGTTTGTCTTTTGAGTCCACAGTTCACTGTATCCTCTTCGTGTCGCTGTCGGAGCGCGAGTGTAGCTGGAAATTTCTTTCAGCGTTTTCAGTTCGGCTTTTGTAAGTTTCATAGCTTTCTCCCTTGCCCTCCGGAGCGGGCTGGTTGGTGTTAGTATTCAATATCCACATCGAACCCAGCGGCCCGCAATGCCTGAACCGATGAAACGCTGTAAAGGCTCCCTGTTTCTAGGTTTTCAAACTTGCCTGTCTTGTGACAGTAAAAAAGCGTTACTTTCATCATCTTCTCCGTTTATCCATGCTTCCCAGTCTTTCTGGCTGTAGAACTTGCCGCGCCATGTGTGCGCCTTGCACTTTGAGCAGTAAAGATGCCGCTCACTGCCAAGCCCTTGCGACAAGTCCTTCACGGCTGGACTGTCGCAGCATTTTCCCTGATTCAAATGAATTCCCACGACACGAGGTTGAAGGATGTTCCGTGTTGAGGCTCGGCGCGGTTTGTTATCCATTCATTAAGGTTTCTTTCGATAAGCGCGTCAGTAACTGTCGGTGCGTACATTGTTGCGTTGCTTGCGCAGATTTCGCGTTTTACGATTTCGCCAGTGAAGAAGTCGCTCGTGGTTACGATTACTTTGTTCATTTGTCTTTCTCCGCGTCGTTGTTTGATGAGTTCATATTACCAACTGAGCCGGTCATTGCTAGGATAGAAGTGTAGAGAAGTGTAAAGCCACCTAGATAGCAATAAGGGTAGCTAGCACTAGCTCCATTTATTCGCTTTACGATTCTTTACGATTAACACCGCGACACTGTGAGCCGGTTATATATACTGAGCTGACTAATAAGGGGAATTGATATGAGTAATCAACTGGCAACAATCGACACAAACCAGCTCATAGCAAAGGCTATGGAATCCGGGGATATTGGCGTCCTTGAGCGTATGCTGACAATGCAAACTCAGATTGCAGACCGCAATGCGAAGGCGGATTTTATCGGCGCAATGGCTCGGTTTCAGAATAACTGTCCGGCTATCGTTTCATTGAAACAGGGTCACAACTACAAATACGCGCCGCTTGAAGACATCATTGCGCAAGTTAAAGGCACAATGACTGATTGCGGTCTGTCTTATCGCTTTGAACAGAATCAGGATGAGAAAAACATCACGGTGACTTGTGTTATCACTCACCTATC